ACCCAGAAAGTTTAGGAGAGGTAGTAAAGACATACATTACAAAGTATAAAGAGCCTGTATATGATGTCCTGAAGGAGCTCATGATTATTGCAAAGGATTATTCTGAGAATACTGAATATCCTGCAATTCAGGCGAGAACCAAGAAGAATATGTTTGATGCATATGTAAATGTTGGTTTTACAGAGGATCAGGCGTTAGCACTTATGATTAACGATAATATTCAGCTTATGAAGAACATTCAGAAATCAGTTAATAATACTTCTGTAAAGAAGAGCAAGTAGTGGTTTCGAAGCAAACCAATCTTTCTTTGGAAAATTTTTAATCGTATCTAAGCCATTCGGCTATGGGAATCCCAACAAATAAGAGAATATTACAGTGTAACTAATAAAAATATTACATATAAAGGAGATTTTAAATGAAGAACACAAATTGGAAAGTGCCAGTAATTATTGGCGTAGGAGTATTAGCGGTTATTTTGATGATTGTATTTGGTGTACAGAGTTCGCAGAATAAAGCTATTGCACTTGAGGAGCAGGTAAATACAGCATCATCAGATATTAAAGTACAGGAAAAGCGAAGAGTTGACCTTGTGTATAACCTTGCTGATTGCGTAAAACAGTATGACAAACATGAAGCTGATACATTGACAGCAGTTGCGGATGGTCGTGGATCAACAGGAGATATTGAGAATGTAACAACAGCTATTACGGCAGTTGCAGAAGCATATCCTGAGCTGAAGTCCAATGAGAATTATAAGACTCTTATGAATGAATTATCTATGACAGAGAATATGATTGCAGAGTATCGCAGCAATTACAATAAACAGATTAAGGAATACAAACGATATGTGAGAAAGTTCCCTACAAGACAGTTTCTTGGATTGCTTGGATACGAAGTGCAGGAATATGAGTATCTGGATTACAATGCGCCAGTTGATGCTCCACAGGATTTGTTTAAAGAGGATTAGTATATGAGATATGGTTTTGATTTTGGCGATTTTGAAATAACAAAACGTGAAATCTTGGCTAGTATTTCTATCATTGCAGTTATGATTCTGTTTGGTATTCTGATTTCTTCTAAGATTTCAGAACACCAAATGGATAAAAATGAAATTTATAACAAAGCTGTTAAGATAGAAAGTCAAGAAATGTTCCAATATGGAATGGATACAAATGTTGGTAATGCATTTGTATATGGTGATTTGAAAGCAGTAGATGCAGTTACATATCCTGAAATTAGTGGAGAATATATGTATGTAGAAAAAGTCAAAGAGCGATACACAATGCATACAAGACAAGTAGCTCATACAAGAACTGTTAATGGCAAATCACAAACTTATTATACAACAGAAACATATTGGACTTGGGATAGAGTCGGAAGTGAAAATATTAAGTGTAAAGAAGTATCATTTTGTGGAGTAAATTTCACAAGTAATAAAATTAATTTACCTGGTACTGATTATATTGACACAATTAAAGAGTCGAGTCATGTAAGATATAAATATTATGGTGTTGGTACTGAATATAAAGGAACAATTTTTACAGATTTGAGAGATAAAACCATTTCTGATAACACATCATTTTATAATAATTCGACTATTGACGAGACGATAGAAAGATTAGAATCTGATTTTCCAATTATTATTTTCTGGTTCTTTTGGGTTATTTTAATCGGTGGAATGGTATTTGGGTTCTACTATTTGGATAATAGGTGGTTAGATTAAGGATAAGAAAGGAGAACAAATGAGTAGCAGTGGCATTTATGGAATAAGAAAAGATTATACAGGAGAAGAGATATTTGAATATAAAAACTCATGGTGGTTTTCTCCTATAATTTGGAGTGTCTTACCAGATAAATATATTCATGATTACATTCAAACACCATTTGGTTTTAAAAAGGGAATTATTGGAATGGATGGGAACGATGTATGGACAAGAACTAACAAATCCATTAATGAGTGCGATAACACACCTGATAGGGTTTGTTGGGAGATGTCGAATCAACAGATTTTTCATACATCTGACAAACAAATTATTTCAGATTCTATTATGCAATTCTTAAAACAAAATGATACTTATGATGTATCAGAAGAAGATAATGTTCCCGTTTTAAAAAGAGAACATATCATTGAGAGATTTACAGAAATAGCAAATGATATTTTATCAATTGATGAAAATGAATTTCCATATTTTGTATTTAAAAATACAACAGTGGATGATGGTGTTGAGAGATGGTTTGAAAAATATGACGAGGAATCTGATGAATATGTTTCGTGTGCAATGTCAGAAAATACAGATGATTTTTATGCAGAATTTGTATTTTTCAAAGATGGAAAAATTAACAAATTTGTAAGTAACAAAGATTATCAGTTTGAATCATAGAAAGAAATTTTTCTTTCTTGGGAGGTGATTAATATATTTCGTATAGAGAAAACTGAAGTTGTAAATGGATGTGATTGTTGGGGAAGACCAGAATATGATGATGTATATGAAGTTTATTGTAATGATGAATTTGTATGTCGTATGTCAAGTGATCCAACAATATTAGTTGATAAGATAAATGATGTTTTAAATAGTTATAGGAGAATAATTATATAGGACAGCTAATTAATAAAACAGTATTATGAAAAATCGGAGGAAAAAGAATGAAAAGAGGAGATATTATTGAATTAATTGAGGATACAACATTTTATAAAAAAGGTAAGAAGGCTTATTTTATTGGTAGATCAAATTTTAATCCTAATAAAATTGAAATTGTTTGGGTTGGTGAAGAACAGGCTTATAAAGATGGCGATATAGACGAATTTCCAGCTAGATTGTTTAAGCAGGTTGAACATGGCGATAGGTGATGGAAGAAGAACATATTCAGATAGTACATTAAAGTCTATGACAAAAGATGAGCTGATTGATATTATTCGCTGCTTAGAAAGTAATCTTAGAAATGCACATGAGACAAATGATATTCAGTATGAGAATTGTAAGAGGTTGCTAAGTGAAAATGGGATAATTCAAGGTGGATATAAGAAGAAAATTGATGAACAGACAGAGGCTTGGATTAAAGCAGGATTGACATTATCAGAAGCAGACAAAGAAGAATTGATGAGAATGTCGCAGTTAAGAGAATAAGTAATTGTAAACAATAATTTTATATCATAGGAGGAAATAAATATGATGAACAATTTTTTAAATGGCATGTTTGGTAAGGTAGGAAGTGGAATGTGTAGACTTTCTATGAATGGTGGAATTGCAGTTAAGACAAATGGTGGTTATAAGACATATAACATCAAGACTGGCAAGCTCACAAACTGTAGTAACTTTGTATTTGATATTGGAGAGGAATTCTTCTTTATTATTCCAACTAATAAGGTAGAGAAGGGTGACATCATTCTTGTAAATGGTAAGCCAAGATGTGTTATTGAAGCCGATAAGACAAAGATTACAGTAATCAATTATGAGGACTCAACAATTGAAACCGTGCTTCCTGAAAGACATGTATTTATGGGCAATACATATTTTTATGGAAAGATTGTTTCGATGTTTGGAAGTGATGTTATTAAAGGTAAGAAAGGTACAAATAATATCTTTAAGTACATGATGCTTTCTCAGATGATGAAAAGTGATAATGGTTCTGCTGGCATGATGAATGGCAATGGTGGAATGAGTTCTATGTTACCACTTATGATGATGGGTGGAAATATGGGTGATATGTTTGACGGAATGTTCGACTTTGATATGAGTAGCAATGATGACGATGATACAGAAGTAGATGAAGAGGAGGAGGCATAATATGGGATGCGGTTCATGGACAAGAGATAGTTATGTAAGTTATTCAACAACAAAGGGTATGAGTGTTTCAACGGATGGTATGATTAGAGGTTCTTATTCTAATCAGGACATGTTTAAGGCAAGAAATATTGATTCTGCACTTGATCCTAAGAATGTTATTAGAGAGTGTTGCGATACAGAGGAACATCCAAACACAATTCCTGTTATTCTTGCACTTGATGTAACTGGTTCTATGGGACAGGCTGCCGTTGAAGTGGCAAAGAAGTTAAATGTAATTATGACTAAGTTATATGAAAAGGTTACAGATGTTGAGTTCCTTATCATGGGTATTGGTGATTTAGCTTGTGATAGCTATCCAATTCAGGCTTCACAGTTTGAGTCAGATATTCGTATTGCTGAACAGCTTGACAAGATTTATTTTGAATTTGGCGGTGGTGGAAATAGTTATGAATCCTACACAGCAGCATGGTATTTCGGTTCTCGTCACACAAAGCTTGATTGCTTAAACCGTGGAAGAAAAGGAATTATTATTACAATGGGTGATGAGCAGTTAAATCCATATCTTCCATTTAAGAGTAGAGGTCATGGCTTATCAGAGGTGACAGGTGATAACCTTCAGTCTGATGTAGAGACTAAGGATTTATACGAAGAGGCTTCTCAGAAGTTTAACATTTATCATTTAGATGTAAATCACGGTCACAGATGGGATGAAGAAGAAATTGAGAAGTCCTACAAGAAGTATCTTGATGATACACACTTTAGAAGAGTAACTATGGATAGTATTACAAATGAGATTGTAGATATTATTGTTAGTGAAGCAGAGAATAATGTTACAGATACAGTTACTACACCTTCTAACTCAGAAGGAATTACTTGGTAGGATAGGAGATTTAAGAGATGAAAGACATTAAGATTGTAATAGGTGCTAACTTTGGAGATTGTGGAAAGGGATTAATGACAGATTATTTCTCACAGAAACCTAATAGTATTGTTGTTTGTTCAAATGGTGGTGCTCAGAGAGGACATACCGTAACAACGCCTGATGGAATCAGACATGTCTTTCATCATTTTGGATCTGGAACATTCAATCATGCAAGTACATATTTATCTGAGGATTTTATTGTTAATCCAATTATCTTTAAGCAGGAATATGATGAATTGATGAAATTAGGATATATTACGAATGTTTATATCAATCAAAATTGTATGTTGACTACACCTTTTGATATGATGGCAAATCAGATTATAGAAGAAAATCGTGGAAAAAATAAACATGGTAGTTGTGGCTTGGGAATTTTTGAAACTATCAAAAGATATAAAGCTGGCATAACTGATGTAGATAATCATATCAGGGAATACTACTTAGAACAATTTGAAAGAGAGAATATTATATTAACAGATGAATGGTCAAAAATATTCCTTGATAATGGTATATTTGAACACTTTTTAGATGATTGGGATTTTATGAATAATCACTCATTGGCTATATCAGATAATTATTTCTTAAATCAATTTGACAATATTGTATTTGAAGCTGCACAAGGTTTATTGCTTGATCAGAACAACACAGAATATTTTCCACATCTAACACCGTCTAATACAGGTATTAAAAATCCCAAGAGAATAATTGAAAATGTTGAATGGAATGATGAGATAAATATTGAAACTTGTTATGTATCTCGTACTTATTTAACAAGACATGGTGCTGGTAAATTCCCATCTGAATGTAATAAGAGATTTATCAACGAATATATGTTTGATAAAACAAATGTGCCAAATCCATTCCAGGATACATTGAGATATGGAACACTGGATTTAGGAGAATTATATAGTAGATGCTCTAATGATATAGGAAACTTTGGAGATAAAAAATCAATCACCATTACACATTGTAATGAATATGATTGGGATAATGATAAATTGATTGAGTTATTCAAGGATTGGAATATTTATTACTCAGATGGTGAAACACATAATGATGTGAACTGAGAACAAGAAAGATTCGTTCTTTTGGAAATATGGAGGTAAAAAATGGAGAAATTTTATATTGTAACAAATGAAGATTTTTTAAAAGGGTTACATCGTGATGAAGTAATAGAAAAAAACAGAAGAGAATTTATCAAAGATTTTTTCAATCGCATAGGAATAAGTGGAAATCATTATTATATGCGTGGAGATGGTAATGTTAATGTTGCGTTTAAGGAAAACACAAAAAGTAATATTGAATTGTATATTGATGATGTGCAGGAAAATAGTGAAAAATTTGGTAATCAATTAAACAAACCTAAAATGTTTGAAGGTCAAAGTATGAGAAAGTTTAAAAAAGGTTGCAAAATATTAAAGCAATTTCAAGATGAATGTATTAAAAAGGAGATAGTTATTAATGCTTATCCTTTGAGGTGTGGAGACTACTTCGAAGAAACGGAAATGGGTGGCTATTCAAGAACAAGTTTTGAATACAATGGAAAACAATACTTACGTATGAGTACTAATCGCTATAATTCATTAACTCCTTATGAAAATGGTTTTGAAGAGATAAAAGGCAGTGAGTTTTATAAAGCATTTGAAGAATTTGAATCAAAAAATAAGTAATATCGGTTTCGTGTGGAGGTGAAACGAATGATAACACCATCAGTAATGCAAGGATTAACAAATGAAAATACAATGCTGTCAAGTGTTTCTATAGAAGATTTAGAAGAGTATAAGAAAAATGCTTGTAAAATTCTTAGAAGTCAGACGCAGTGTGCTACTGCAAAAATCGTAGAAGAATTGATTGATCAGGAAATTATGAATAGAAGAATTATTGAAGAGTGGAATAAAATCTATGAAAAATTTCCTGAATATGTTGGAATGTAGGAGGTGATACCAATAGAATTAGAGAATAATTCAAAACAGATTGAAGAAAATCTTAAAACTATACTTACATTAGAATATATGGGAATTCATATTGAAGACACAAAAGAGCAAGATTTTAAGCAGTTATATTATTTTTCTGTACCAGAAAAATCAACAATAGAAACAAATGATTTTCTAAATGATCAAATCAAGACATCAGACGGATTAATACAGGTTGCAAAAGATTTTTTAGCTGTGATGATTATTAGTTCATGTAAATCTGAATTTGATGATAGTGAAGAGGACGAAAAATTTTACGAAGATGTGGAAAATAATATTTCAGAATATGCTTTATTCTTTGCAAGGGTTAGACAAGGTGAAATATGGAATAAAGAAATGGGCAAGGTTGCTGTTAATAAGGTATTAGGAAAGCTCCAAAATCAGTTATATAAACAGGTTTAAAAGGAGGATGAATAAATGACTTGTAAGTACCCAATAACTAGCAGAAGTTATAAATTTTGTATAGGCTGTAGCGATATAGATTGTTGTAAAGATGCAGTTACTCCAATCATTTCTATGCCAAAATTTCAGTCACCAAAGAATGTTATTCCGTCTGCATCAGAAGCAAATAAAATGACAAATAATGCAATTGATAATTGCACTACACAGCAATTAGCAGAGTTATCAAAATTGATTAGAGATGCGATTGCAGATGGCAAATTTTCAATCAGTGAAGATGGTTGTTTAAAACCTGAAACACGAAAGAAATTAGAGGAATTTGGTTATAAAGTTGAAACTGGGAATCAATACAATGAATCGTATTACAGTATCAGTTGGAGAGAAACGAAATAAATTTCGATTTTATATGAGGAGGTAAAGATAATGGCATATAAAAATACAAATTATAGAGAACAAATAGACAAAGAAGCATATCAGTATGGTGATTTAGCTGATTATGAATTTGATGATAGGGAAGAATTTATTCCCAAAAGTGTTGTTATTCAAATAATTGACGAAATTGAATCTGATATAAATGATATCAATCACAAGTTAGAACATATAAATGGTTTAACAGAAGTGGATGAAATTAAAAAACAAGTTTCTGAATTAAGTACGAAATTATATTAGTAAGAGAGAATATAAAAGTAAAGAAAGAGAGGTACATATATGCCAGTACATGATGATTTAGGCGTTAGGATGAAGACATTTTATGAGCAGATTCCAAAGACAAAACTGATGAGAAGGTGTCCAGTTGCTATCAGAATTGATGGAAAAGCGTTCCACACATTCACAAGAGGATTTCAGAAGCCTTTTGATGAAGTTTTGATTAAATCAATGCAGGAAACAATGAGATACTTATGCGAGAATATTCAGGGCTGTGTTCTTGGTTACACGCAGTCAGATGAGATTACACTTATTCTTGTTGATTATAAGAAACTTACATCTTCAGCATGGTTTGATTATGAAGTTCAGAAGATTTGTAGTATTGCAGCAAGTATGGCTACTATGGCATTTAATAATATTTTTTCTAAATATGTAAAGGAATTTGATTTAGAGTTAGCATATAACGATAATGGCATTGATACTGAAGAAAATAGAAAGTTATGGGAAATTTATAAAAAAGCTATTAACAAAGGTGCAATGTTCGATGCCCGTTGCTTTAATATCCCAAAAGAAGAAGTAACAAATCTCGTATATTGGCGACAACTTGACGCTTCTCGTAACTCAATTCAGATGGTAGGTCAAGCCAATTTCTCACACAAGGAATTACAGAATAAGTCATGTAATGATATTCAGGATATGCTTATGACTCAGAAAGGCATCAACTGGAATGATTTGCCGACTTATCAAAAGCGTGGAAGTTGCTGTGTAAGAAATAAGATTATTATTGAATCTGATGGTGTCATGGCAACTGCACATTTAAGAGATTTTTCTAAATCAGAAAATGAGTGGATTATTGATACAGATATTCCTATTTTCAAGGGTGAAGGTAGAGAATATATTGATAGATTGGTATTTATTGGTGAAGAGTAAATAACATACCATATATAGTGAGCGTAAAGCACAACAAACACTATATATGGTATGAAAATCAAGACCGAATGAAACTGACATTTCTTGGTACAGATTGGAGAATATATAGTTATGGATAATATGTTTTTGGTGCAATATGAACCAATAACAACAATGACAAGAAGAATTTTATCTTTAGGTTTTGAGCCAAAACCAACTCAAGAAATGATTGAAAAATTTTATGATGAAGTAAATGCTTCTGATTGTTATCATAATTCAATTGTTCTTGTAGTTAAAGCAAAAAGTATGGAAGAAGTTAGAGAACAAGTTATTGAAACTTTTAATGTTTTATATAAAAGTAATGGAGAATAATATTATGGAATATAAAAGAGGTTGTATGGTGTGTCTTAATTTGATACGAGATCCAGTAGATAATTACATAGAACATAAAGATGAAATCGAAGAAGTTCTTAAACCATTCATAGTAGTTCCACGAAATAAAATATCTAAAGTAAATACAGACCAATGGTTATATATTAGTTCGGCTTGGCAAGATAAAAATTATGTAAGAGCTGTCGAGATTTGTAAAGGTAGTAAGATTTACAGTACAGTTGAAAATGATCTATATGAATTAGACAAAGAATTGAATGAGCTTGGATTTAAGACAAGAATGGGTAGAAATTGTGATACAGGAACTTTAAGTATTGCAGTTTTGGAAGAAGCAGAAGAGGCGAATTATAGAATGAGTGATATTTGTAAAGATAGAGAGGCTTTAAGACCTAAATACGAACAGTTTATTCAGACTGAAAGAGGTAAAGAATGGAAACATTTTTGGCAGAGTCAAACAGGTTCAGAGAGAAGTGGAGATTTTGGAGATTATTTGTATGACTTTTATCCAGAAATGTTGCAGTAAGGAGAAAAATAAATGGCGAAAAAGAAAGGTTTTGGTGTGAGTCCAATAACAAATACAATCTACTATGGAACACAGGATACAGAAAAACATATGTGGATTGGACAGAAAATAGATGTTACAGATGATGTGATAGCTGCTGTATATGAATGGTTTATGGGTAATATGGAAGACTCTGAAGGTAAGAAAGAAGAATATCAGATCACATATTCTGGCACAGAGTTTGAATTAGTAATGAGAAGAAAGAAAACAGAGAATGTATAGTTGGAGGTGAGAAATATATAATGGCAAATAAATTATATGAGTTATTTCATCCAGAAGTAAAATTACAAAATAAACGATTGTCTGGTAATGATCCTTGTATAAATTGTGTCAATGTCCACAGATATCATAGAGGAACAGCATTAGAAACAGAAATATTAGACAAAGAAAAATGCAATAATTGTATGAAAAAGACACTATATGATGCTGATTGTATGATTAAATTAAGATGGTATGAAGACAATGACGACAGAGTTTCTAACATGGAGCAAAAGGATAAAGATAGATATGATTGTGGAGTGAAATGTCCTGAATATTTACATAATGATATTCCTGTTTTTTATCCTGATGGATGGTCTTAATAAATATTCTTAGCGATTCAGTTAATAATTTCCAATAAAAATAAAAAACAAATAGAGAATAAACATATAGGAGAGTCTTATGTGGATTAGCAGAACAAAATATGAAGTCGAAAAACTGAAATATAGACAGAGAATATCTTATTTAGAAAATCTTATCTGTCCATGTGAGTCACATGATTATATTGAAATAGCTCACGAAATTATAGATGAACATAGCACAGTAAAGCACATTTTCAGATGCAAGAAATGTGGGAAATTACACGATGAATTAAGTTGATTGTAAATCACTGTTTCATTTGGAATTTTGAGGAGGTGAGAATATGGAAGTAAGAGTTAGATTATCGGATGCACATAATACAATTAAAGAATATGAAAACTTGGGATACAGATTTATCGGATCAAGACAAGATATTGAATATGTAAACCTTTTCTTTGAACCAAAAGAGAATAATGTAACAGATATAAAATTTAACATCGGAGATTTCATAGAAAATAGAGATGGAAGAATTGGTTACATTTCAGATATATGTCATTGCGATGAATGTAAAAAGCGTGGGTTCTTTGAACCAACAATTCAGTATTCAGATGGTACAAGCGATTACATATCAAATTATTCTGTAAAATACGTTTCCAAAGACTATAAACAGATTGGTACTCAGAAGTTCGATAATGACTATTATGAGAAAGAAATTGAAAGATTGAAACATCAATTAGAGATGGAGAAAAGTAAAAGTGCTTATTGGAAGATGAAAGCCAATGGTGAAGAACCTGTTTTAATGGGTACAAGAGAAAGAATGATTCACATTCTTCGATAGTAACAGAGAATATACAAGTGAGGTGATATGTATAGAAGTAATTGAAACAAATCTAATCATTGATGAAAATAATTTCATTCGAGATCATCAATCAAGAGTAGTCGAAGCAGACAGTTGGGACGAATATTGTAAAGCACATAAGAATTATGATGGTAAAGCAGTTTTGTTCAAATCAAAAGTTATGAAAGGTAACAGCATCCAATCTAATTGTAAAATTTCAAATCTGAAATATGATGAAATGCATTTGTCTTGTAATATCACAAAATTAAAAGATAATGGAGAAGAAATCTTTACAGATAAAAGATTAGCATATCGAATAGTTGATCCGACTTAATCAAGTCAAAAAAAATTCCAAAACAAATAACTGAATAGTGAATATATGAATGGGTGGAAGAACAGCATACCCTTGGGCTTTTGCGCTCAAAAATCACTGTTGAAGATAGATTTTCACATAAATTTATTTTCTGTGTTCCAGTCGTAAGACTGTTCAAATATAGTTATCAAAAAATTTTATTACATATTATAAGGAGGATTCATTTAATGAATTTTGAAATGACAAAGTTAAGTATTCCAAAGGAGACAGAGAAGTTTCATCCTGATACCGAAAAAACTTATGAGTCTGGTTGGGTGCGTAAACAGTTAATGTTTAATGTAACTTGCGGAGACAACAGACACATGATGACTGCTACATCGGGTGCTTTTGCGGATGGTCATGGTGATGTGTACACATTTTCTAAGAATGGTGTAGATGAAAATGGTAATAAGGTTAAGGGTGAATTATTAAAGATTCCATTTAAGGAGAGACTTACATCATCAAAGTTAGCAGAAGTTGCAGAGTTCAAGAAGTTTATCTTTGATCTTGAAAAGCCAGGTCGTAGATATAAACTTGAAAAGGCTGCGGAAAAGGTTAAGGAAGGAACAAACCTTACTGATGAAGAGTTAAAAGAGATTGGTATTGAGAATGAAGCAGATGTAAATGCGGAGCTTGAAAAGAGTAACAAAAGAAGACATGAATTTATTTCAGAATGGGATTTCATCGACTTTATTAAGAAGGTTATTGATAGTGGAAAGTATTCTGATGAGAAGTTCTTCATTCGTGGAAATGGCGAGTATCGGTATTCAGACAAAAATCAGAGAGTTTATGAATCATATGTTCCTAATCGTATTTATCTCGCAGCAGACGATGCAGAAGAGAGTTCAACAGCTACAATTAATGTCTTATTTAACTCAGAGAGTTTAGATGATATGAGTGTAGAAGAGAAGGGTAAGTATTATGTAAATGGATACATGATGGAATATGACAATAATCGTAAGGGTAATATTGCTGTGCCAGTTACAATTACAATTCCAGTTCCTTCAGACGATGCTGATGAAAAGGCTAAGAAGAGAGCAGAGTCAATCAAGCATAAATTTATTGTTGATGATGATACGTTCAAGGAATATGGTGCGGTCGTTAATATGCTTAATGGTGCTCAGAAGACAGAGATTACAGAGGACATGCTTACTGATGAACAGAAGGATGACTTAGAGTGTGGTCTTATTACTATGGATGATATTCGTGCAGAACTTGGTGGAAGTGTATATGGTGAAAGAATTAGAGAGTATCAGTTCTTAAAGCCAGCAAAGGGATTCACTAAGGGCAGACAGGACACGGTATATACAGAAGATGATATGGTAATTAAGCCACTTGAAGAGGAGCTTCCAGAAGGAACAGAAGACCTCTTTGAAGATGACGATGATGAACTTTAAAAGAGATGAGGGCAAATGCCCTTCTCTCGATAATAACAAATAAAAATATGATTATTTAAAAGGAGATATACATATGGCATTTCAGAAACCAACAATTAATGTAATTAAACCAGATATTAAGAACTTATCAATCTATCTTAGGAGTACAAAGAAATTCGGCAAGTCAACATTATTTAGAGATGTAATTCTTGAAAAGTATGGAGATCCATCAAGAGGTTTGCTTGTAGGTTGTGGAAATGAGAAAGGTTATAAGATGCTTGATAATCTGAATGCTACTCAGGTTAAGACATATAAGGATTTACAGGAATTAGCTGATTGGTTAATTAACGAGAAGGGTAAGGAACACAATATTGAAATGGTAGCTTTTGATACTGGTGATGAGCTTGCACTTATTGCAGATACAGAAACTATTCGTCAAAGCAATGTTGAAAATCCTAACAAGAAGTGTAAGTCAATTAAGGCTGCATTTGGTGGATATACAGCAGGAGAGAAGTATTCTGCAAATGATATTATTAAGCCTTATATGACAAAGCTTGAAGATGCAGGTTTTGGTGTATGGGTAATTGCACATACTAAATTTAAGACAATTAAGGAAAAGGGTGGTCTTGAAGAGGATGGATATATGCAGTTATCTTCAAATATGGGAGCAGATTATGAAGCTGCTTTTGGTGACATTTTTGATGTAACTCTTACAGGTGTTATTGATCGTGACCTTGAAGAAAAGAAGGTTGGGGATAAAGTAAAGAAGTATGCAACAGATACAGTTCGTAAACTTTATTTTAGAGGAACAACACTTATTGATGCAGGTGGACGTTTTGCAGATGGTGCAGTGCCAGAATATATGGTATTTGATAAGCCTAATATGGCGGCTGATTTTATTAGAGTAGTCGAGGAAGGTATGGAAAAGTCAAAGTCTACTATCGGTAAGAAGTCTACCCCTAAGAAGACAACGCCAGTTAAGGAAGAAAAGGTTACTGAACCTGATCCTATTGAGGAAGACGATATTGATGATATCGACACACCAGTAGAGGATACAATTGAAGAGACAACAGAAACTTCTGCATATCCAGATGATTTAGATGCTGTTATTCGTAAGATGTATAAGGAGTGCAAAGATGCAGAACTCAAGGCTTCTGTTAAGAATGTAATTGCTGAGTATGGTAAGCTTAATGATGTCGATGAGGACGGATTAAAGAGAATCTATGACATGATGAACTAAAAGGAGTAACACATGCTGGTTAAATGCAGACTGTGTGGTACTAAAGTAGATAGAAATGAAGCATTCAAAGTAGTAGTAGGTGGTAAGAACACCTACTATTGCAATGAAGCTGAATATCAGAAAGTATTGCACGAAAAGGAAATAAAAGACAATACATACGAATGTATTAATCAGATATTTGGATATAAAGTTTTGAATTCTGCTTTGTTCAAAGAGATAAATCTTTTATTGGATGTGTATTCTTATGAATATATTTTGGCATATCTAACAGAGAATAAAGAATATATAACAAAGATTCTTGAAAAGGATTTTGTAAGTGAATATGCAAAAATTCGGTATTTCGCTGCGATACTTAAAAATAATTTGGCTGACTTTAGAATGAAAGAGCCTGAAAAACCGAGAAAAGTTGAAGTTGATATGCCAATTATGAATTATAAGAGAAGAAATAAACGTAGAAGTTTATCTGAAATTGAAGAAAGCGTAGGTGATTAACATAAGTGAATTTATTACAGGTGTAAAAGAGAAATATCCTGCTCAATTGTTAAAAGGTAGAATTGAGTACGAAGGTAATGTTATCAGTTGTTTTTTCAAGGATATGCTTCTGCTTGATGATACAACATTTGAACAAAAAGATTTTATTACAGCAGATGGTCTTTTTTATTTTTCATTGTTGAAAAATCTGAGAAAGAAAGGTTTTTATTCCTTAGATGAAATAACTATCTTATCAAATATGAACGAAGAAGTTATTGAGAAATTTGAGGATAAGGGTGGTTGGGATACAATTCAACACCAAATTGATATTATCAATACTCAGAATTTTGATACATATATAGATATTCTTTATAGAGAGAATATTATGTTGAACATGTATAAGGATGGTTTCAATCTTTTGCAGGAAATAACTGTAGGAGATAAAAAGGTAATACCTTTGAAATTGTTCAGAAAGATGACTGCCGAAGAAGTAACAGATTGGTATGAAGCTCGTATATCTAGTTATGGAACTGGTTATAGCAGTAAAATACTTGAAGAGGAAGAAATTGATTTTGATGATGAATTCATAGAGTCTTGTAAAGATGGCGAAGAAAATGGTGTACCATTTGATATTGCTGGCTATGATAAAAATGGTGAAGAGATGAACTGTTTTCCGTTTTTATCACGACAGATTATGGGATTGCTTGAAGGAACACTTACAATGATGGGTGGATTCTCAAGTGCAGGTAAATCTACTTGGTGGATTACAATTCTTATGGCACTTCTGCATTATGATCGAAAAATTCTTATTATCTCCAATGAGGAGAATATCAAAAAATTCAAGATTAAATTCATGGTTTGGTTGCTTGGAAAACGTAATAGATATTTTAAACTCACAAAAAAGAAAATGGCATCTGGCGATATTAATGCTGAAAGCAGAGAACAGTTAACAGATGTACAGAAATTTTGGAGAGAGAATTATAAGGGCAGAGTTAAATTTATTTCCATTAACGATGCTGACATGCGAGTTGTAAAGAAAAAAATTCGTGAGAATGTATTGAGATATGGGTATGACACTGTATTATATGACACATTTAAGATACAAGAAGGAGATTTTTCATCTGCAAGACAAGACTTATCTCTCGTAAGAGATAGTCGTGAATTAGACAAATTAGCAAAGAAATACAATTTGATTATGCTTGCTTCTGTACAGTTAGCAGAGTATATGAAAGGAAAGTTATTCTTGGATGCAAGCTGTTTGAGTAATGCTAAACAGATTAAGGAAATATTGGAAAATCTATTCCTAATGAGAACTGTATACGCAGAGGAATTGGATGAAAAGAGTAAGTTTTATTGTCGTCCATTCCGATTGAAAAAGGTCAATGATAAATGGATAGAAGAAGAGTATAAACCCGATCCTAATGCCGTATGGCGTATGGTTTTTGTTGAAAAAACAAGAAATGGCAACAATTCCAGTGATACAGGTGTTGCTTATCTTTTGAAGTTTTCAGGCGACCATTGCATTTTCAGAGAGACTTGTCAGTGTAGACCTCGACATGGAGAAATAAAATAATAACTTTTGGAGTGATATATGTTAGCAGATATTAAGAAAGAATTGATAAATCACCCAGATAAGCTTAAAGATGTGTTAGAACATTTTGGCTATTGTAACATAGTAATTCGTCCTAAATATATATCTTTTGGACGAGATGAAAAGTCATCAAAGAAAAGTATAGTAATCAATCTTGAAAATAACGAGTATTTGTACACCATTGATTATGCGAGAAATATAAGAAAAGATATTTTTTCATATATCATTGAGCAAAGAAAGGTCGAATTTATAGATGTCCTTAATGAAGTAAGACATGCATTAGGAATTACAGATTATTATGATTTCTTTGATAGTAAAGGAATTTTTGGAGGATTTTATGAAAAGATTAGAAAGCGAAGAACTAATAAAGTCAATATATACGATGATTCCATCTTAGATTGCTATGTTAATTGTGGGAATACAAGGTTTCTTGCTGATAATATATCACTTCTTTCACAAAAATTTTTTAACATAAAGTACGATGTAGAATCACAAGGAATTGTTATTCCCATAAGAAATCAATTTGGACAGTTAATGGGTGTTAAGGAACGATTCAATTATGATGTTCCTGATGGTGAAATGAAATATTTTTATGCTGTTCCTTGCAGCATGAGCCAAACATTATTTGGATATTCTCAGAACTATGAATTTTTAGTAGATAATACTATCTATATCTTTGAAGCTGAGAAGAGTTGTATGCAGTGCTATTCATACGGAATAAGAAATTGTATATCTCTTGGAAGCGGATCTATTTCTATTCAACAAGTCAAAATGCTTCTTGAATTAAATCCCAAACGAATAATCTTCCTACATGATGTAGGATATGGACTTGAAAATATTATGAGAAATATTGATATGGTCAAAAATTATTCCAGGTTCACAGAAGTTGAACTTGGATATTGGAGTTATTTTGGTCGAGGATATAAAAATAAAGTTTCGCCATCTGATTTAGGAAAAGAGTGTTTAGAAAATATTTTACAAAATGAGATAACAATGATTGGAGATGAGGATGACGAAGACGAATTATAAAATATTAAACGATTGTCGTGGAATGTATGAAGATGAAGTATTTGATACGATTCTTAATCAAAGAGGGGTTGAAAATGTTGAACATTTCTTAAATCCAACAGAAGAAGATTTATTACCATTAGATTCATTATTTCGTATAGATGAAGCATATCAAAGAGTAGACTCTGCAATTACAAACAATGAATGTATAGGAATTTTGTTTGATACTGATTTAGATGGTATTACGTCTGGAACAGAAATGACAAGATATCTAAGGCATTTTACTATAAACATTAAGACCTATATAGATGAAGGTAAGATGCATGGTTTGATAGGACAAGATTTAGCTCAGTTCAATGGGATTGATTTGCTGATTATTGTAGATAGCTTAGATAAAGATGTCTCTCAGTATAGAAAACTAAAAGAGATAGGGGTAGATATAATTATCCTTGATCATCATGCAATCAAAGAGAATGAACCATATGATGAAGTTTCAATTTTAGTATCTTCACAAAGAAATTATGAGAATCCACAGTTATCAGGAGCAGGTGTTGTATGGAAGTTTTGCAAATATCTTGATGAGCAATATATTACAGATTATGCAGACGAACTTATTGATTTAGCAGCTTGTGGAATCGTTGGAGATATGATGGATATGACTGTTATGGAGAATAGATATATTGTCTCTAAGGGATTGGAGAAAATATATAATCCAGCAGTTAAGAAGATAGTTGGTGGATTTGAATTTAACAGTACAGCTATTGCTTTTAGTGTCGCTCCTATTGTAAATGCAAGCAACCGTATGGGTAAGAATGATGTGGCTATGAAAGCTTTTTTGGAAGATGAAAATAAGCAGGTATTGGCTTATATAAAAGAGTTAAAAAAATGTAAAGAAGATCAGAATGTTGAGGTTGATAGATTATTGCCAAATGTGTTGGAACAATGCAGCTCACAGTCAGATAAAAAAATGATTATTACATATATAGATACTCCATATGGTATCAGTGGTTTGTTGGGTAACAAATTACTAGAAAAGTATCAGAAGCCAATCCTTGTATTAAAAGATACAGGAGAAAATTATTCTGGTTCTATGAGGGCTGTAGGAGTGGATGACTTTAGAGAAATATGTAATAAGAGTGGTTTAGCAAAATGTGATGGTCATGAACTTGCGGCAGGAATCACAATCGAAAAATCTAATATAGATAGATTTACATTATATATAGAAGAAACTCTTCCAGAATTAAATACTGATGTTTCAGTGGATATTGATATTCGATTAGATGTTTCTGATATTACTCGTAAGTTAGTAGAGAATATAAAGAAGATAGATAGAATATCTGGAACAAATTTCAAACCAGTAAAGGTGTTTATCAATGGAATAAATGAATATGAAATTGGACAAATGAGTGATTATAAACACTTGGTTGTAAAACCTAATGATTATTTGCAGATTATCAAGTGGAATTTTGATGGTTCATTTGATGAAATGGAAGATCATAGCATGATGAATGATGAATTAGAAGTTATATGTACTCTTGATAGTGGCTTTTTTGGCAGGAAATTTGTCCTAAAAGCGGTATGTGACGAGATTAAGGAGGTGGCTTGATATTTCAGACATTGAATTAATAAAAAAAATAATTCCTACTCTTACATTTAAGTTTCCATATTCACCAAAAGAATATGAAAAGAATTTATATCTTGAAAATTATCATTGTCATAAAGATTTTAGCAATACATCTACACCAGATTGTGCTGAATCTATTAATGTCTATGCAGAAAGAATTCATGAATTTGGCACAAAATGTTTGTATTCTGGTGAACATGGTTCGCAAGGTAATCAGTTTCAAGTCTATAAGGTCGCAGAGAGTGAACATCTGAAATATATTCATTCTTCTGAAGTTTATTGGGTAAAAGATAGAAAAGAAAAAGATAGAGCAAATTGTCATATGATTATTGCAGCTAAAAATGCTGAAGGTCGTGGAGATATTAATTTTGCTTTATCAATGGCTAATATTGATGGATATTATTATAAGCCACGTATTGATTTAGAATTATTATTTAATATTCCAAAAGACAATGTGATTATAACGTCAGCTTGCGTGGCAGGTTGGAATTATGAAGATGCAGAAGATATATGGCTTAAAATACATAAATATTTTGGAGATAATTTCTTTTTAGAAGTTCAGTATCATAACACTGATAAACAGAAAGAACTTAATAAAAAGATTTTAAGAATTGCAAAAGAACATAATATCCAGATTATATGTGGTCTTGATAGCCATTATGTTAAAGAAGAAAATGCAGTTAAACGTGACCAGATTCTGAAATATAAAAACATTAATTATCCAGATGAGGAAGGTTGGTATCTTGATTATCCTGACACTCAAACCGTAATTAAAAGATTTGAAGAACAAGGTGTTTTAAACAGAGAAGAAATATATAGAGCAATTATGAATACAAATGTTTTTGTGACAGAATGTGAAGAAATTGTTCTTGATAGAAAATTTAAGATTCCGAGTGTTTACAAAGGAAAAACCTATAAAGAAAAATGTAAAATTTACAAAGATGTTCTTAATAAAGCTTATGCAAAAGAAAAAGAAAAATCAAAAGAAAAAGCCGATGGTATTCGATATGAAGCAAAGCAAGTTATGGAAGCTGGTGTTGTGGATTATTTCTTAACAAGTAAGGCTATTGTAGATGACGCAATAAAAAATGAAGGTGGTATTTTAACAACTACTTCAAGAGGTAGTGCTGCATCATTTATAACAAATAAACTTTTAGGACTTACAACTGTTGATAGATTCAATGCTGATATTCCTATTTATCCTGAACGATTCTTGACTAAGGAACGTGTATTAGCTGGTCAGATGCCAGATATTGATTTGAATGTTGCTACACAAGAACCATTTGTTAAAGCAGCAAGAAAATTATTAGGGGAACATGGCTGTTACCCATTGATGGCAATAGAAAAACTTAAAGAAAAGGCAGCTTGGCAGTTATATGCAGGTGCAAACGAAGTTAAACCAGAGGATGCGAATCAGATTTCAAAGTATCTTGATGAATATAATAAGGCATTAAAATATGCGGATGAAGATGAAAAGGATGATATTCATGTAGAAGATTATATCCCAAAAGAGTATACAGAGTTATTCAAACAGAGTAGTGAATACCAAGGGATCACAATCAATTTGAAAGTACATGCTTGTGGTCATTTTATCTTTGATGGTGATATTCGTAGAGAAGTAGGATTAATAAGTGCTGTTTCTGGATCAACTGGCAAAAGAACAGTATGTGCAGCTATTGAAGGTGGTTATCTTGATGAATTCGGATATGTAAAAGAGGATTTTCTTATTGTAGATAGTGTTTATCTTACATATAAATTCTTTCATAGCATTGGTATGGAAGTTCCGACATTTGATGAACTAAGACATATGATTGATGGTGATAAAAAAACATGGGATATTTATGCAAATGGTATTACATGTTGTATTAATCAGTGTGAGAAAGAGGCGACTACTAATCGAGTGAAGAAGTATAAACCGCAAAATTTAGCGGAGTTAAGTAGCTTCATTGCAGCAATTCGACCAGGTTTTGCGTCATTACTTAGTACATTCTTGAATCGTGAACCATATACTACAGGCGAAAAAAAGATTGATGATTTATTATCTGATACTGCGCATTTTATGATTTATCAGGAATCTATTATGAAAGTATTATCATTCTTGGAATTGAAAATGGCAGAAACATATGGAGTTATTAAAAATATTTCAAAAAAGAAATATAAATTACATCCTGAAATGTTAAAAGAATTACAGGAACGATTAATAGAAGGTTGGAAAGCAGAAATCGGTAAGACAGATAATTTTAATAATGTTTGGAATGTAATAGAGTCTTCTGGATCATACGCATTTAATTCTCCACATGCTTATTCAATGGGTGGAGATTCTGCCTATCAAGCATGGTTTAAAGCACATCATACTAAAACATTTTATGAAGTAGCAATCAATCATTATCAAGAAAAGAATAAAAAGGATAAGATAGATGCTCTTGTTAAAGAAGCAATTAAATTTTGGGGATATAAACTAGGCGATTATGAATTTGGTGCAGATAACAGAAAAGTGACAATTAATGAAGAGAATAAATTAATATATCCAAATTTATCAAGTGTAAAAGGCTTTGGTGAAGGGGTTGTTGATACTCTTTATGAATTAGGACAGTCGAAATATAAAACATTTACTGATGTATTAACTGCACTATTTTCAAATTCAATTAATAAGACCATTGTAAATAAACTTATTAGAATCAATTATTTTAAGAAATATGGTGATGTAAATACTTTACTTGAGATTACAAGACTATATGATTTGTTAAATGGTGCGAAGCAGATCTCCAAAGATAAAGCTGAAAAGAATAATATTCCATTTGATATACTTGTAAAACATGGAAATGAGACAGCTAAACAATTCAATAAACTTGACTCAGAACAAATTATTAAGGAATTGATTTCTAATATTCCTTATAGAGAATTAACTTTAAAGGAAAGGCTTGATAATCAGAGAGAAGTTCTTGGTATTGTCAGTGACTCGGATTCAAAAGTAAGCAAACGTCTATATTATGTTTCTGAACTTGATATTAAAAAATCTATTGTAAATGTTCATCTTTTTGAAATCTATAGTGGTAAAACACGAGAAGTAAAAATGTGGACAAGTCAGTATAATCGAAATCCATTTGATCTAGGTGCAATTCTATATATTATTTCCCTTGAAAAGAAGAATAAAAAAGAGCCAACTGGTGAAATAAATCCAGTTACAGGTAAGAAAATTTATAAAGAAGTACCTAATAAATTTGAATTTTGGTTAAGCAAATTTGTAATAAAAAATGATATTGAGGAGGACGAAGACGATTTTTAACAAATATAAGTATACAGATAAGGAAATGGAAGAGTTAATATCTTCCATTACAATCCTTATTGACACAAGGGAGAAAGTCAATTCCCACATTACAGATTACTTTGATCGAAAAGGAATTTCATATAAAAAGAAAGCACTCGGTTATGGAGATTATTCGTTCATGATTCCTGCAAATGAGAAGTTATCCATACCTCGTGATTTGTATTTTAATACAACATGTGTCATTGAGAGAAAAGCTAGTCTTGAAGAAATAAGCAATAATTTGACAAAAGAGCGTGACAGATTTGAAAAAGAATTATGTCTTGCACCAAAAACTAAAGTGTTACTAATTGAAAATGCTTCTTATGAGGATATTGCAACAGGGAATTATGATACAAAGTATAATCGAAAATCTTTTATTGCATCAATCCATAGCTTTTGGTTCAAATATAACATTCCAGTTATGTTTATGCCAAACAATCAATATTCAGGACTGTTTATCAGAGAGTATTTTGAATATTTCTTAAAGAATTATCTTCGATAGAGAGAATAATACAGTAGGAGGTAAAAGTCGTGAATTATGAAACTCAGTATTATAAAAATATCCCTCTAAATTTGGTTTCAAGAAAATATAAAAATATGAAAGCAAAGAGATTTGTGATTAATCATACAAATCAAAATGTATGGATTCCCAATAAACATCTTGAAAAAGATGGAACTATTAAAGGTACAGAAAATATTGATTATGTATTTAGAAAGTCTATAAGACAATTAGAGTTAGCTGGTATCACACAACCAATAATAGGAATTAAAAGAAAGAGTAATGTTATATGAAAATTTTAACACGATTATTTACGAAAAATCTTACTAAAGTTCCTCTGTTGTGGATTACATTCAATTGGAAGCTGTTTAAAAAGAATGGTGTAAAAGGTTCTTGTATGTGTAATATTCATCCTTCCCTAAAGGATGATGAACACATCAAGACCATAATGCAAGAGTTATGTAACTATATAAGAGAGAATTATGATATGGAGGAGATTATATGAGTGATTACAGATATATGAGAGTTATTCGATGCAAAGTCGATTTGAATAAAATATCAGTATCTTCATTGTGGGACTTAGAAGATAAATTCACTGATTTATTTGATATGAATCTACCAAGATATTTTGAAAAAGCTGTTGCAGAGAACGATGAGTATTTAGATTATGTTCTTGAATCAAAAATTGACGACAATGGTGGCGAATGGGGAAAATCACGATACCTTACTGAGAATGAAGCGAATAAATATCTATTATTATTTAGTGAGATATATCCAGATGTGAAAAGAGACGATTTAAGAGCCGTAGAGTTTTGTTGGTATGATTGCAGCGAAGCTCCTTTATATTATGATGTAGACGAAGAAGAGTGGTTATAAAAGCCAAGGAAAGACGGATTTCTTTTGAAGTTATATACAATATATAGTAGCGGTAGTAATGGTACACAACTATATATTGTACATAGAAATGAGGTGAGTACAATAAATGATACATGAACTAAAATCTAAAAAAGATTATCCACCTACGAGTACACAATTATTATTATACACCAAAAATCATGGAGTGCTAGTTGGTTTTTATGACCCAAGCACAATAAAATTTATAGGCGGTAATGGATTTTTCGAAAAAATTAAAGATAAAAATTTTTGGATACATATTATACCGCATGATTTTTATGCATGTACAACAAACGGATTAACTGATGTTTATGCTTGGTCAGAAATTCCAGAAGCTAAAATATCAAATGAGGAATTTAGAAAATGGCGTAGAGAAGAAGAAATTTCTCAGGGATTAATTGCATTTTATGTTGGATGTAACAAAACAACAATTAGTCGTTGGGAGAAAGGACAAATAAATATTTCACTTGAGTTATATGAAAGAATAATGAAATTTTACAAGGAGAACAAAGACTATGATTCAGATGAACGAAGTAATTAGAGATTTAAAAGCAGGAATTAGTGAAAGAGACGTTCTTGATGAAGAAAGAACATATACTAGCTGCAAGTGTGAGGATAACGATGAAAACTCTTTTGTGATTAAATATCACAATTTTGAAACCAATGAAGATGATAAATACAGAGTTATTGTAGAAAAATTATAAGATAGGAGAATAAATTAATATGGAAATTTTTAATGTACCAAGAGGTTGTGGAAAAACAACGCATCTTATTATGGAAGCAACTAAAACAGGATGCCCAATTGTTGTTGGATTGCAGACTCAGAAAAAGTATCTTGAAGAAACAATCAAAAAAATCACTTACAAGCATGTTGATGTATATACAATTCAAGAAATCTTAAATATGAAAAACAAACCTAAAGATATTCTAATTGACGAATTACCATTAGCTTTGAACGTTTTACTTGATTGTAATGTTATTGAAGCAACTATGACAAGCAAATCAAGAGAAATGTATGACATCCAGAGATGGAAAAATGGAGAAGTTAAACTTTAAAATGGTAATAAACGACAGTTTCTTTGGAAGATTTGGAGGTTATATATGATGGACGATAGAGCAAGTACAGAATATAAGCTAATTATAAAAATTTGTGACCAAAAAAAATGTGCAGAATATGATCCGTTTGGATTATGTTATGTAGATGATTGTATGAGTTGTCCA